ACGTACCAGGCGGACTTTTGTTTCCACCACGTCACGTTTGTCTGCAGCAAACTCTTGAATTTCACGAGCCAATGCATGCACCATGAAGTTTTCTAGTTTTGCTAGTCCTTCAGTGTGCATCCGACGGTCTTTGCGCAATTCGCCAATTTCTTCTGCAAGTTTAGAGACCAAGAAGCCGTTAAACTTCTGTGCTGACTCTTTCATCTTGCCTTGGAAACGAACGCGATCTTCTGCAAGTGATTGCTTTTCAGCTGACACTGCTTGAATCTCTGCGGTGAGACTTTCTGTTACCATTTTATCCAGGGCTTCAACCATTACTGACTTATCATGTTCATAGCGTCCTGCATACTCTTCTCTGAGTTCTGCACGAGCCTGTTCACGAGCTTCACTTAACTTGGCTTCCCAAGCTTCTGTGATCTCTTGACGAGTTTCCTCGGTGATCAGGTTGCTATCTAACAATGGTTTGATTGCATCTAACATTTGTAGATTCTCCTTAGATCTTGAGTTCTCTAATGAGTTTTACAACTTCATTTTTGAGATACTTCTGCACTTTGTTGTCTTCTCCCGCTTCCCTGGCTACCTCTAACAGTCTATGTCCGTACTTCATGTTCATGAGACTTTCATATATTGCTTTAGGGTATGCATTGGGTGCGCTGGGTTGAGCAACCACATCTATAGTGACAATTTCAAAGTCACTTACATGTCCTGTTCGGTCGTCGACGTTACCGCTGCCACGACTTGAAACTCCAAGTTTAACACCAGATGTCAACAAGGTCTTGATCAACTCGCCCATGGGGGTTGGTAAGATCTTCATTTTGCCACATCCAGCATCGCCATCCATCCACATATTTTCAACAGCGTGACACACACGATCTAGATTAATTTTCAAATCATCTGGGTGATCCACTTCGCCTAAAACTGAGTTACCTTCTTTAATCTGTTGATTAATTGTGTTAACTGCTTTGCTGATTTCGTGTAATGGGTAGACACGGTCATTTGCATTGCGCTTGTTACCTTCAATACAGATGCCTTTTAAATAGAGATTTTTACCGTGACCATCTGGTCCAGATTCTTCTAGAACCTGGATGTTGGCCTGATTAAAGGTAAGTTGTTCTCTTAATGTTTTCATGTATTAACCGCGAGCTACTGGGCTCTTTGTGTTAACACCACTGGCTTGGTCCATTACTGGCTTGGTAGCTGGTTTTGGACTTTGTGTGCCTTGAGCTGGTGAATTACCAACTTTACCAATCAAATCTTTTGTAGAGTTGCTGTAAGCACCTGGAGCGTCATGACGTCCGCCCATTTCGCCACCAGCATGTACTGGTTTAACTGAGTTGCCAATTGGGCCTTTTGCACCTGCATTAGCGGCTACTGTAGACTTCTTATTGACACCGCCTTCTTCAGAAGTCACTGGCTTTGGGGCTGCTTTTAATGAAATTGCTTCCATCATGCCCATTTCTTCAGTGTCGTCCATTTCAATAGCGTCGCCGCCTTCTTCTGGTCCAAACCCGTCTCCGTCGCCCATATCTCCATCGCCCATTAGGTCTTCAAATTCAGCCATCAACTGGTCTAATTTGTCTTCTAAGTTAAGGATGTCGTCTTTGCTGGCTGGTTCATCGCCGCCCATGTCGTCGCCGTCGTCGCCGCCCATGTCGTCAGCCATATCGCCATCGTCCATGCCCATGTCGTCACCTTCCATGTTCATGTCTGATTGTTCTTCAGCTTCGACGTCGTCGATCAAGTCGTCACTAGCGTCGCCGCCCATGGCTTCTTCAAGATCTTCTTCTTCGCCTTCTTCGATGTCTTCGACACCTTCTTCAAGATCTTCATCAGCTTCTTCAGCCATCAAGTTCTCGTAAATCTCACGACTTTTTTCCACAACGATGTCATGGAAAAGCTCACGTGCTTTGCTTTCTTCATCATTGATCACGTATTCGATCAATTGTTCAAATTTGTTCATAGAAAACTCCTGTAGGTAAAGTGTAATGTTATTTACACATCAGGAGAAAAACACGCGGTTTATGAGGCCAAAAAGGCCATAAATTACATGGCCGGTGCTTCAGGGGCAGGTGCATACTGCTGACGCACCAGTTTGAGTTTTTCTTTGTATTCTACCATACGCACATCGTTCATTTTGCGCAGTTTGTTTAGTTGACGTAAGGTCAAGTGCGTTTTGCGCAAGTCACCAATTTCTGGTTGGCTATTGTCTTGCTCGAGGTCCTGATAGGCTTCAGGTTCTTTTTTATAGAATTCGTTGAGTATCATACGGATATTTATGCTGGCGGGGCACCTGCACCACCCACGCCTCCAGGTACTACAGGACCTGCTGGGCCTGCTCCAACTTCAGGTGTACCCACTCCTGCTGGTTCCATTTGTCCAATTTCTTCACCTGTGGCAATGTCTGTTTCAAGTTGTCCTGGACTGATTCCTATTGAGCGCAGGTCGCTACCTGACGCTTCTATTGTGGGGTTGTCACGTTCTTCACGCCACATTGTTTCGTTTTCTTTGATTTCTTCTTCAGTCAAGCCCAAGAAGCGTTCAAGCAAGAAACGTTTTGACATGTAAGGCAATGGTTCCATCTGCATAAACGCTTGAATACGTGTATTGTCCAGTTCACTTTGACGATAACTTGCAAAGTTTTGCGGTGCATTAAAGCCAATTGAGAACAGGCTAGAGTCTATATTAAACCCACGCCACTTCAAGAACATCTTGAATTCGTCGTCTAGTTTCTGGGCAATCAAGGCCTGTAAACGTTCACAATATTGATTGAATCTGTACTCTTGTATCAGTGCTGTGCCTACTTTTCCGTCGCTTAAAGCACGGTCTGAGTCGTCAGGACCAGTGGGCAAGTAACTGCTAGGCACACGCAAACCACGGGCCATCTTGTTGTTAAAATACTTTAAATCGTCAATTTCACCTAGGTTTGAACCGCCTTGTAGTGTGTCAACACTAGAGCCACGCCCATCAGCACCCTGGGGAAAGAAGTAGTCTTCGTTGATTGATAGTGGATTGTAACTGCTATCCATCATGTTTTGTCCGCCACCTGTTATGGTAGGGATTCTACGCTGATGCATTTCATTCTTCACACGTTCTACAAACTGCATGGCCAAGTGGCTGGGCATGTTGCCCACGTCAATTTTGAAGATTCTGCGCTCTGGAGCACGACTCACACGATAGATAAGAATAGCGTCTTCTAGCAGTTCTTTCTGTTTGTAAACCTTGTAAATCTGTTCTAGGATACTGCGTCCAAACGGCCAAAACACATCCAGACCTTCGTTTAGGCTGCAATGTACCACGTGCTTGGCATCCAGGGTGGCTTCGTTCATGGCATGCATGAACCGGCTGTTGCCCACGCCGCCTCCGGCACCGCCGTTGGGCATGGTGTAGTTTGATGAGCCTGATATGGTACCTGTCACAGGGTTGGTCATGTAGTCTGTGGTGGTCTTGGCTGCCACAGTCATGTTTTGAAAGTTGGGGTTGATGTCACGAATCACATACTGTTCAGGACGCTTGCCTTCTGATTCGTTCACAATCACACGGGCAACTTTGCTCATGTCCACCCACATCATTTCAAAGTTTTCGGGATCACGAACAAAAATTTGATCACCATACTTGATGGTGTTACGGAACAGTTTGAATATGCGCTGGTCCAGTTTGTTTAGTTTGACCCACTGTTGCAGTTGTTTCTTGATGATACCAATCTCGTGATCAGTGGGTTTGTCATTGTACTTGACGTCAAACGGTGTGCCGTTTGTTTCATTCATCTGTGTGGAGAACTCAGCAATAATGTCCAAACAGGCATTGACTTCTGAGTCCATGTCCATGTTTTCATACTGATTGTAACGTTCCACACGGTTGGGGTGGCCTGAGTATACTTCGGGCAGGCGGCTGGCATAGTTGCGAAACACAAAGTCTGCCTGTGCAGAAGCATTGCTGCCGTCGTTGCGAGGATAGTTAGGTAAGCCAAACTGATTCCGGCCCGAGATTGGGCTCATTGTACCCGAATTATCTGCGACCTTGAAGTACTTGCGCCAAGCCCCGTTTTGATTTTTGTCTGCCATAGTAGTTTATTTACCGTGATCAGGCTTGTGAACGCAGGATCTTGGTTTGTATGTCATTGCTGTTCTTGGCAATTCTGATCAGTTCATCCATGGCGCCAACTTGTTGACCTATCATCATGGCCATGTCTTCAAATACTTTGACAAAGTTTCCACCCCCGTTGTTCAGCGGAATCACAGCCTCTTCACCATGTAGCGCGGCTGGATATCCTGAATCTGGTCCGCTAAACACACCACCGTCAGCCGCTTGCAGTTGGAAATGCACAGGATCTTTGGGTACTGTTTGACGCAGCCCGGCAGAATTCAGGGCAGCTACGGCCTTTGGATCCAGGTAGTTCTGAATATCCACTGCCGTGCCTGTTTCGTGTGGACTTGATCCTGGCTGTGCAACTGGCATACCAGTTGGTCCTACTCCAGGACGATTGGCATTCTTGGTTTCATTGTACAGTCTCAGTTGATCTTCGGGGCTACGGAAACCGCTGTTCATTTTTAATTTTTGTCCAGTTTGTTCAAAATACTGTTGACCT